TATTCTTTCATGGAAACTGCCTAAACAATCCCATCGTACTTGCCATTGAAATTCACCTAGTTTGCCGATAGTTGCTGGCATTTCTGTTGAGAAGGTTTGACCGCCATCATCTGAGAACTGTAATAAGATAACTGGATCTTGTCCTTGTCCTGTCACTAAGCCTACGCCTGTCTCCATGATTAATTCAAAAGAGTTCATTGTGACTCTCTTGCCCGGTTTGCCAAATAAACCACCATGTAACGAGCCTGTATCTCTTAGTCTTACTATCGCGTCACCGTTATCAGTATAGTTTTCTAAGTCCCACTCATAGATATTTCCACTTCTATAGTCAGCCACTAGATGTTTTCTAAACGCATAAGCGTATGAGTTAGCGTAACTTCTTTTTCCTTGTGTTCCCGAAGAAAGGTCAGACCATCCTGTGGTTTCTGAAAACAACTTAGTAACATTCTCGCCAGGAAAGGTTAAGCAGTAAAAGTTCTGTCCTTCCATCGTGAAACAGAATCCTATAGCGTCTGAGGTTTGACTAAACGCTGATACCTCTGAATGTATCGCTGCGCTATCTACAGGCTCTTTAGAGGCTCCTTTGACCCTGTAAACATGGTTATCGTCTGATAGGCAATACATAAACTCATCGTTGTGAGAAACGGAGTGTATGGCGGCTAAACCAATCTGCATTATCGCGCCTTCCATTCGATCAAAAGGAGGGCTACCTACACCTGAGTTCCACCAGACTTCTAAAGTCTTGTTACCAAATAAATACAGTAGTTGATCAAAAGCATAAGCTCTTAATAGATCATCTGCGTTAGATTCGGCGGTAGCATAATTTAAGCCGGGTATGTCGGTTGCATCCCCAACGAGACTTGAGACAAAACGACCACCATCACCATCAAAGATCATTTGATTGTTTAAGTGAGTAGCGCCGTTAGGCGTTTCTAAATCACTGTCTGTTATCGTCGCTAGAGTTGAACCATTCCATAAATAAGGAATACCTTGAGACACCACGACAATGCTAGATCCTATTCCTTCTAAGATACATCGTCCCGTACCTGGGATAGTGCCTAAAGTTGTATGTGCGCCGTTTGAGTCAACACTGTATAAAGTTGTTCCGCTTACTTTGTATAGAATAGAGTTATGTTCGATCATGCCTCTGTCTACGCCTGTTCCTGTGCCAAATAAGGTCATGCCGGGAAAAGGTTGTAAGACGTAATTACTCTTTACGGCTTGATCGTCAAGTAGTTCAGAATAGAAATTCTGCGTTACTTGTTTTGATAAAGGCTTAGATCTATTCTTATAGCTCTGCCCTGTAATATTGATAGGTACTAGCATTAGTAGTCTGTTGGATCTTCTAATGATTCATAATCGGGAGATATGATTTTGTTAATTTCTCGTTTCGCTGTGGTTGCTTTTAACAAGATTCGCTGCATACGTTCCTGTGAGACACCGTAAGTATCAGCGCAGTTTAAAACGACTAAGGCAACAACATGAGGCACTAGGTTAGTCGGGACTTCTCCCGCTAAAGGCCAAGTCGCTAAACCCTCTGTTTTTAGATCGGCATGTACTTCGTCATAACCTGACTCGATACGAGCTTGATCTTGATATTGAAGTGATTGACCAAGCCGTAACAAGCCTAGATCATTCGCTACCCTGTCTCTTGTTTCAGCTTTGGTTGACACTATTTAATAACCTTTTTTGTGGTTTTCTTAGTTACTTTCTTTTTAGTTGTCTGGATGATTTCCTGACATACAACAGGCTTAACAAATTCATAATTAGGATTGTTTAAAGCCTTCTCTGAGAAGTGTTCGTTTAGTTCGATCACATCCCCTGTTTCAATTAGTGTGCCGTTATAACAATTAACGGGTTTATCTACTTTTAATATAAGTTTGAATTTCATATTGATCCTAAAAAGGGACGACCCGAAAGCCGCCCCAAATAGTTATACGATGTAATAGATACCTACGAATACAGTACCAACGTGACCTGCATTAGAAGGCGTATTAGCCTCTAGCTGAATCACTGTTTCTGCACTGAAAGTCTTAGGGCCGTCTTTTAGAACGCCGTTAAGCGGGAAGTAAATTTGAACTTCTGGTTTAATCCCTGCTACTGCGTCACCTGTCCAAGCACCTAGATTACCTAGACCATCTGGATCGGCTGCGTCGACACCATTTGCCGCCCAACCTATGTCCATATCTAAGACTTCTGTACCTGTGTCAATGTCGTCACCTCGCACAAAACCATCTATGACTGACGCACCGTTAGGGAGTCGGCACATTTCAAATATGTCTCCGTCCTCAACTACTGCCCCAATTTCATAAGTGCCGTATGCAAACTTGACGTTATTCGCGTCACCTTTGCCCCCTTTCGGGAAGCTAGAGTGAGCGCGGGATGACGTTAAAGTTTCTGCTGCCATGTTAAGTTCTCCTTACGCTGCTGTTGAACTATGGAAAGATGTGACCATGCCATGCTGAACGTTATTGTAGAAAAGCTTCTTGATGTCATGCTTCATAGACAAACCGACACCACTTAGATGCTCGTAATCATCTTCTTTTCTACGTTTGAAGGTAGGCATACGACCAATACCAAAGCCAAGAGCTTGAGCGCCACATAGGAAACCCATTGATACGCGACTAGAACTATCGCCCGCATTATCAAGGCCATCACCACCAGCACCTGCACCCCATTCGCCACCAAAGTCACCACCAGATCCATCAATAAACAATGAATCAATTTCTGGAACTTTCTTGATAACTACTCCATCAACTAGGAGATCGCCACCAGACCAAAGAGGATTACCTTCGCTACGTTCCATTGCATTTGAGTGCAAGGTGCGTAAGTTGGTACGGAGATCACGGAAAGCGTAAGTACCTACGAACAGTACATACCAAGGTTCGTCACCCTTAAGCACAACAGGACGAATCAAAGGATTAGCGTTTTCGGCTTTAGCTTTTAATAGCTCAACCATATCCATATCCATCTTATCGTTAGTCGTGTCAATCGTTGCTAATGAAGCAGTATGATCGCCTGACGTATTGTTAGCAGATGCAGCACCGTAAAGAATACGATCCTGATTAGCTGCGTTCCAAGTGTCCATGTTAGCTGCTGTAGCTTCTGCTGAACCGTTAGCACCACGCGAACCACCATAGTTCAAGTAAGTACCGCCAGCTTCAATAGCGCCCATAGCTTGTATGATTTCGTTTCGTTTAAGCTCCATACCCCAATTCATAAGGGCGGGACGCGCTTCGGAAACTAGATCAAACTCTACCTTTTCACCTTCCTCGTTATCTACCAATACACCATTACGTTTATAGGTAGGAGTAAGATTGGCCTCATAATCGGACAACGGTTCTTCATTGCCGCCTAATGCGCCTGAACCTACAACACCTGTGCCTGATAGCTTAGTGATTAAAGGAATGGAGACTTTTTTAAGGTCTTTGTTTGTTTGTATAATTGCGTCTGCTGTATTGCCGATGTATTGCGCAAAGCGCCCACCTCGGACATACTCTCGTCGCACTTCTTTCTGGAACTTAGTTACTAGGTTCGCAGCGTTTGTGGTTGTACTAGCCATTTCGGATATTCCTCAAAATTAAAGCATCTATGATCAAAATAAGTCACCTATATCTTCGTTTAAGGTTTCGACTTCTTCTGTTTTGTTACCATTTCCTGATGCTGTTATAAGATCTGGCGCTTTTTTACTAACTGGCTTTTCGTCCTTGACTTCTTCCTTTGTATGATCAACTTGCTCAAATTCAGCTTGAAGTTCAGCGCGAATTGCTTCACGTTGTTCCTCCTGATATGCGTTAGCCTTCTCATACGCAAACAAACCCGGATCGCTTGATTCCCACATTTCATCTACCAAAGATTTATCTTGGCTAGACAGGAACATGAAAACTTTTTCCTTTTCCTCATAATCGGAATGTTTTTCTATCATTCGATCACGGGATTTATTAGCGATTGTTTCTTGTCGTTCCTTTTCCCACTTCCCTTTGAGATATGTTTCATACTCTTCGGGGTCAATAATAGGATCAGGAGCTTCTTGATCAGGTTCGTACTTTTCCTTAAGAGCATTAGCTTTCGCCTCTGCGTCCCTTGCTTTTTGCCTGTTAGCTTTAAGCGCCGCTTTTAGTCCGGCAACTTCTTCGGTAGATGGCGGCTCTACTTCCGTTTCGTCTGTCGTTACACTTTCAATCTCTGCAACTTTCTCTGAAACTTCTTCGCCCTTTTCCTCTGTCTCTGTGACATCGGACTCACTAAATGCGTCATCGATAGACGTAGTAGTGCTTTTTTCTGTGTCGGTCATGCTTTTCACCTCTTGAGTGCGCCCGAAATATGCAACGGCGGCTTGCTTCACCCTTTGAACCTCGGTGGCAGGTTGTAAACTAGATGTTTACAAAGTTTGGAACGCCCTTAAACTAGGCGGCAGTTAGATTATTACGCTTGCGTCCTCTGGTGGATTTTCCATCAGTAAACGTGTTTGAACTTCTGTTAATTGGGTATCCGCTAAGTTCTTCTTAGCCTTAGATCCGTCGACCATCATCTTAGCTTCGGTCTTAGCATCATCTTTTTGTGCTGCGGCTTGTTGTTGTTCACCTTGAGACTTCTGACCCGCTTCAATGTCTTTCATAATCTCGTCTTTCGTTTTCTGTCTGACGTTAGAAAGTTTAAGTAATGCAGAGAAAGGAATTTCAGGTCTTGTTTGTGCTACGTTAGCCAAGATATTAAATTCTTCGGCTTGTGCTGTGATTGAATCGACTGACTGATCGATAATAATATCTAAGTCTAATCCTGCTATTTCATTTCTAACTTCTATGATCTCTTGTAGCTTTGGATCTTCGTCTTGCATCATTTGAGCAAACATAGCTGCGGCTTGTTTTCTAACAGGGAGTAATTCTGATTCGTCGTTTATCTTTTCTTCTAATGCTTCTTGTATTGTTACGGGAGTATTTAAACCAACCCATCTAAGTTGAGATTGATCGTCCAATATTCTGATCCATTTTTCTTTATCCCAATATTGACGGATGCGTAACCAAAATTGTCGATAGGTGCGTTTCTTCCATCCACTTAAATGCGCGTAAGAGGATGCTAATTCTGTCGTTGCTGCTTGTTGTCTTATTTGTTCTGCCTTACCTGATAAGTCACCAGATGATGATCCCGCAAGAGACTGTGAAAAGCTCTTAGAACCCATTTCATTAATAGAGTCTTGTAAGAGTCTGAATTGAGCATCAGCCATATCGCCTGTACCCATTACATCAAAATCACCTTTCTCGCCCTTATACTCAACGTGTCCATTAGGCTTAGACATTTCCCGCTTCATGGCCTTAATGTCGTCTACAGCGCCCTTACGACCCATAGTTTGACGGTTAGACAGCATGAATAGATATTTAGAACGTCTATGGTTTATCTCGTCTTGTAAATCTATAAAATACCTAACTTCCCCAAAGCGATTGTTCTCTCTGTCAATGTAAGCTGAGACTGCTTCTATAGGGTTAATCGGGTTATCATCTTCGTCAAGATATTGACTTGGCTCAGGTTCTATTAAGAATCTGTCGTGCATGAAATAACAAACAGTCCATACACCTTTCTTAAGATAGTAGTGCTGACATACTCTTACTCGTTCACGGTCTTTATCAGTCCAAGAGTTAGGGCGGTCTGAAAAGGTTTCCATTAAAGAGCTTACAAAGCCCCCTAGCGGTATCATTGATTCTTGATCGGCTTCTTTAATATCAAAGGTTTCGATGGCATCTTGTTTGTCCATCCAAATTACTACGCCGTCAAAACGCTTGTCAGAGAAGTCAACTCGTCTTGAGTAAGGATCATAGTAATAACGATCCCAGGGTATTAGTTTCTGTGTTACCTCAAAGCCTGATTTCTTTTCTTCAATTTCTGTAATTGCTGCGCCGTAACCTTCAACAAAGAAGTTATCTGCTACGTCTAACTCAATACCGTCCATATCGACGTTCTGATCTACATATCGAAGTGCGTCTGTAATAGCTTCGGCGGCTTTAGCGTGTTTTTCTGTTCGTGGGTAGGCTTTAGGATCTGTTTTACGTTGAACTAAAAGACCTTTTAAGCCTTCTACTTTAGGTTTAACGTGATTATTTATAACGGGTGCTTGGTTTCTTGAATTAAGTTTCGCTATTTCAGCATCAGACCATTGTTTATGATTGACGTAATCACGATCACGCTCAGACAATGCCCTAGCGTCTTGAGTTTGATTTAAAAAGTCATCAACATGGCCTTTAACTAAGGCTAGTTCTGTATCTAGTTTAGTTTCCATGTAGGTTCTTCTTCGTTTTCGTCATAAGAGTCAGTTTCTTTTTTTGTTTCGATTTGTAATATTGAAGGGGCATAGGCTTGGTCTAAGATTCTTCCGAAAAGACCACATACATCTACTTTGTCATCTTTGAAATTTGTATTAGGAATGAACTTCACTAATTGGTTTATTAATTCTTCGCCCCATTCACAATTAGGAATATAAACTCTCCCTTGTGCGGCTAAAGCTTGAAATGATCTTGCGTTAGCGGCCTTATCGCCGATGTGCGGCATCCATTCAGTGCGAAACCAATGTTTCTGTTTTTCTTTTTCTATCCAAGGCTCGGCTGATCTTCGGATAGTGCCTACTTCTGCTATCCATGCAAAAGGGTCGTGTCTTTTAACTAGGATCATTTGTTCTTTAATCCAAACGTCCATTGTTTTTTGACCTGACCACCAATCAACAAAATAGAGATCGTCGTGTTCGTCAAAACCACCTACACCATGTTCGGTAAAATCCCCTCCGTTATCACTAACGGCATAATCAGAACAACCGTACTTACTTAATCGATCTGGTTCGTCGCCTACTTTGTATCGCTTAAACCATTCACGTTGAAAAAACACACCTGAGTCGGGTTGTGGAATTTGTTGATATAACGAGTTCCAGTTTCTAACGTCTTTAGAGGTTTGAACGGATTTAATTTCTTCCCATACATCAGGAGTAAAGTAATCAGGCCATAACCACTCGCCAACTTCACGACCTAAAACATCGTTTTCTCTTGCTTGTGCAGGGAGACAGATAACACGCCATATTTGCCCGTCGAATCCTTCAAAGTCTCCACTCTCACCATTCCAACTCTCGGGTAGAATACGACCAGAGAGATCATCTTCATGCCAGCGTGTTTGGATAATAATTTGTGCGGCGTTAGGTTTTAGTCTTGAAAAGAAATCAGACAAATACCATTGCCATGTTTCGTTACGCGCTAATTCTGAGTCAGCTTCTTTTCTACTTTTAACAGGATCATCTATTAAACCTAAGTCAGCCCTTCGTCCTGTAATAGCTGAACCAACACCTGCGGCGAAATAAGATCCGCCTTTATTTGTTTCCCACTCACCTTTAGCTCTTGAATCTTCGCTTAAGGTTACACCAGGGAATACGTTTTGATATTCTTTACTTAAAAGCGCGTTTCTAACTTTACGACCAAAGGATGTTGCGAGTCCTTCACCGTAAGAAGCGCAAATAATACTTTTCTGAGGATCTTTGCCTAAAAAATAAGGAGCAAATCTAACTGATGTGTAAGTTGATTTAGCAACACCAGGAGGCATAAACAACATTAACCGCCTATTTCTACCTTCAATTACATCGTCTAATGCGTCACAAATAAGCCGATGGTGTTTTGCAGGAAGTTCTATAGGTTCAACATACGTTGAGTAGCTAGTCATGTTCGTTCTAGCTCTTGTACGTTTTAATAATTCCTCAGCCGCAGCCGCTTCTCTTATTAATTTATTACGTTCATCAACTACACTACGATCAACTAAAGCCAATTAAGTAACGACTTCTAAATGAGTAACAAAAACATTACTACCAGCAGTCAACATAAGCTCTATTAACGATTTCCCAGCGTAATCAGTAGTAACCTCTGAGTAAGCTTGGTTTGCTATAAGATATTTATTCGCAATAGTCGCTTTACCACTTTTAACCGTCCATGTAGCACTTGTAACCGTGCCGTTATCTTCTTCCCAAGGCGTGAGATCAAAATTAATTGAATTAGCCTCACCCTTATAAGCAAAGATCTTTCTTATCTCTTGACGGCGATTAGCAGTGATAACGTAATTGATTAAAGCTAAAGGTGTGTCATTCAGCGTAACCGCAATAACTTTATTTAAAGCCGATAAAGGCATTGAGCCTAGAGTGTGAAAACCTAACATTTAGTTTTTATATAACCCCGTGATTTCGAGCATATTTATTTTTAAGTTATTGATTTTGTTGAAGGTGGATTTTATGTAAATAAATGACATTTCCTTCAATTCCGACTTCATCCATCGATTCAACCCATTCGTCAGCTTCTTTAAGCGCTTTATCTAGCTTCTTAGTAGATTCGATTAATCTTTCTATAATAGTCATAAGAGTACCTTTAGAGAATGTTATAGATGCCCCTGAGAGCTTATCAGTGGCTATTTAAGCAATGTTTATGTAAAAGTAATACTAAGTGTAGGGGTAG